GGAACTGACATTCGTATTCGAATTACAACTACGATAACACGAATACGAATGTCAGTTCCCACCTCTGCAAATACTGCAGCATAAACCCTGCCATCATGGCAAAAAATAACAATGAATTAAAGAGCGCTGGTACCCCAGGGGAAGGCGATCTTTCAAAGGCAAAGGCATGAAACGAATAAATAATTTATATCAAAGGATCTGCTCAGTTGAAAATCTTCAGCTGGCAGACTCTATTGCCCGGAAAGGAAAACTTAACCAGCCCGGAGTGACCAGGCACGACCGGAACCGGGACCGTAATATTCAGCAGCTGCACGAAATGCTGATTGGTAAAACATACAATACATCTCAGTACACAACTTTTACAATCTACGAACCCAAAGAGCGGATCATATTCCGGCTCCCATATTTCCCTGACCGAATTGTACATCATGCGGTAATGAATATTCTCGAACCGATCTTTGTATCTGCGTTTACTTCAGACACATACAGTTGTATAAAAAAACGTGGCATTCATGCAGCTGCAACTGCAGTTAAATTTGCGCTGAAGGACCTGCAGGGCACCCAGTACTGTCTGAAGCTTGATATTAAAAAGTTCTACCCAAACGTCGATCATGAAGTTTTAAAGCAGCTGCTCCGGAGAAAGATAAAAGATCAGGATCTGCTATGGCTCCTCGATGGCATTATCGACAGTGCCGACGGGCTTCCCATCGGCAACTACCTAAGCCAATATTTTGCAAATTTCTACCTCACATACTTCGATCATTGGTTGAAAGAGGATCTGCAAGTGAAATACTATTTCCGTTATGCCGACGACATGGTAATTCTCTCAGACAGTAAATCATATCTACACCAGGTACTTGATCAGATCCGGAACTACCTACAGGAGAAATTAAAGCTTACCGTAAAGAATAACTATCAGATATTCCCGGTTAATTCCAGGGGAATTGATTTTGTTGGTTATGTATTCAGGCATACACATATAAGATTGAGAAAAAGCATCAAACAAAGCTTTGCCAGGATGCTGGCAAGTAACAAAAACCCTCAATCTATCGCATCATACAGGGGTTGGGCTGTGCATTGTAACAGTAAAAACCTGCTAAAAAAGTTATTGAATGAAACAGTTTAGCGAGTTTAATATAAAACCTTCAGCAAAAGGTTTCGAAGGCGACAAAATAAAGATGGCCAAGGTATTAAACCGCGAAATTGTGGTACATGATTTCAGGCTCGAACCATCAAAAGTATTTGCCGAGAAAGGAACTGGTAAATGTCTACACCTTCAGATCTCAATCAACGAAGTGAAGTATGTAATATTTACTTCATCTGGAGGACTGATCGAAGCTATCCTTCAGGTCCCGGTTACCGACTTCCCGTTTATCACAACCATAATCGAAGAAAACGACAGATTTATTTTTACTTAAAATATAGATATATGAGAACAATGGAAGATCTTATGATCGATAAAATGAATAGAGATCGTGAAGCAGAAATGGCACAGAAGGTTGTTAAAATCTGTAAGCATTGCACTTACTTTTATAATGAGAACGGATGTCCTGAGAGTAAAGGGGAAAATGATTCTTGTGAATATTTTTCATTGTAATGATCCGAGCAGCTGAAAAATACATTGATGGAGTGATATCAGGGGAAGTGCTTGTGAGTAAAACTACAAGGTTAACTTTCGAACGACATAAAGCAGATCTTTTGGTGGCTCCCGAAAACAGCTGGTATTTCGATAAAAAATCAGCTGAAAGGGTCTTCGATTTCTGCAAATTCCTGAAACATACTCCTGACAAACGTACCTGGGTGCCATTCGAATGCGAACCCTGGGAAGCAGCTATCATTTATATCATTTTTGGCTGGAAAAAGAAAGACGGGACCCGCCGGTTCAATTATGCTTATATTGAAATCCCGAAGAAAAACGGAAAGACAACATTTGCTGCAGTGTTTGCCGATTATCTTCTATTTTTCGATGGAGAAGAAGAAGCCGAAGTCTATTGTGCAGCATCAGTGGAGAAACAGGCCCGGATCTGCTTCGCTGCAGCTAAAAAAATGATCGAGCACTCTCCTTCCCTGAAAAAACGCACGAAGATCCTCACTAAAAATATCAATATCCCTCAAACATCTTCCAAAATGGAGATGCTCGGACGTGATTCTGAGAGCATGGAGGGTATAAATCCATCAGCAGCGATCATCGACGAATATCATGTCTGGAAAAATAACGAGGTTTTTGAGAACATTCAGAGCGCTACAGTCAACAGAACTCAGCCATTAGTGGTCATAATCACTACGGCTGGAAGGGATAAAACACTGCCATGCTTTAATTATCGGGCTCTTTGCATCGATATTCTCAAAGGAATCAAACAGCAGGATGACACTTTCGCTATTATTTATACTCCGGACCAAAAAGATGACTGGAAGGATCCTGAGACCTGGAAGAAAGCAAACCCGAATTATGGAGTGAGTGTTATCCCATCCCGATTCAAGTCCGAGTTCCAGGGAGCAGTTAACGATCCGCGCAAAGAGGTGTCATTCAAGACTAAAAACCTGAATCTTTGGGTCGATGCTCCGGAAGTATGGATCCCTGATGAAAAATGGATGCTCTGTTCCCACAAAACACGATTGGAAAGCCTGGTTAAGCAACCATGTTATTGGGGTCTCGACCTGGCTTCGCATGTCGATATTAACGCGCTTGCTCTTTATTTCCCCGATATCAACGGTCATCCTGTCGCTAAAATGTACTACTGGATCCCAGAAGCCAAAGTTTCAGAGATGAAAGATAAGGTCGATTACCCTACCTGGGTAAAAGCAGGTAGGATAAAAACCACTCCTGGCGATGTGATTGATATCGACTCGATGGTAACCGATATCATGGTAATTCTCGGACAATATTTTTGCGAAGGATTGGCTTATGACCCGGCAAAAGCCTACCATGGAGTTATTCAGGGACTTATAATTGCCGGTTTTCCTATCGAGAAAATGGATGAATATGCCCAGGGAATAATGAACATGAGCGGACCGTCGAAAGAATTTGAAAAGATGGCAATGTCTGGCATGCTCGATCACCTCGATGATCCGGTTCTCCGTTGGATGCTGGGAAACGTGCAGATCTACCAGGATATCAATGAAAATATTAAACCCGATAAAAAACGCAGCCGGAATAAGATCGATGGGATTGTAGCTCTCATCATTGCTATCGGCGAATATCTCAGCGTTACTTACGGCAAAGAAGATAAACAGATTTATAAAACCCATACTTTAAGAACCACATGAAGAAGGCCTACGTTAAACCGACAGTTAGCAAACTGGAAGTCGATAGAGACATCATTAGGATGTTAACAAAACAGGGATTTGCTGATCTTTTCTGGGAATGCCTTCAGGAAACCCGAAAGATCGATCCTTGTACAACACAAGAGGCTGTTTTTGATGTTCTTAACGAAAAATATTTCAAAGCTATCGGCTGCTTAAGATATTCATGCTTTGATTCTTTCAGAATTGTACGTGATAAAAAAAACGATGCCCATCAAACCCGAAAATAAAAATAGATACCCAGCAAATTGGACAGAAATTGTCCAGAGAATACGTAAAAGATCTAAGGGACTTTGTGAAAAATGCGGAGTTCGGAATTATTCAGTTGGTTATAGGGACGAATATGGTGACTTTATTTCTTGCTCTGGAAATGTAACAATGGAAGACTATGGTCAGGGGATTAATCCGAATACAGGAAAGGAACTTACATTCAAAGAATCCAAAGAAATGGCTGAATGGCAGACCCAAAATGATGAATATGGATATAAGTATATTGTTATAGTCCTCACAGTAGCCCATAAAGATCATATTCCGGAGAATTGTTCTGATGAAAACCTCGCCGATTGGTGCCAGAAATGCCATAATACTTATGACGCGCCACACCGAAAAGAAACCCGCCTTCAAACCAGAAATCTGGGAAACCTGATAATTGAGTTTTGAAATGAAAATAAAAGCCTTGGACGGGCATTATAAAATCCATACAAAATATGAGTACTATAGTAAAATGCAAATGCGTTTCAAAAAAAGAAAGCGTAAATTATGACAAGGAACATCCAGTTTCAACTGCAATTGAGTTGCAAGTACCTTACGATCCTACTTCTATTTATTATCAGCTTTCCGGAGGAACAAATATTCTATTAAACACAGTAAATCAGGAAGCTGCGGATGGTTTTAAAATTGGATCAGGTTATGATGTTGTAATAAGCCCCTCACAATAGGAGCTAATTATTCTAATCCTCACCCTATCGGAGTTTCCGGTAGGTTTTTTATTTATTTTCAATTTACAGTAACAATGTTACGGTGATAGTCCATTTCCTCGACTCAAATTTGTAAAGCATAATTCTACAACTTTTTTCAATAGCGATGAAAAGGTACTAACGAATGAAGTTTTCCGATCGTTTACGCAACGCAGCTCAAGTTTTAACACGTGGCACCTTTATGATGCCCGTTAAAGATTATCAGACATCTGGCCTCTCCGATATTACAGGCCTTTCGTTTGCAGGCATTCAGATAAATGCCACTTCAGCAATGAAGCTTTCGGCTGTTTTTGCTTGTGTAAGGTTGAATTCCGAAATTCCGGCTTCGCTTCCGTTAACAGTTCACCGGGTTTCAAAAGGGAAACGCGAAGATCTTACCGGCGGACCAATTTACCAGCTTCTTCATGCTCCAAATAAATTCATGAACAGTTTTTCATTTATTGAACTGATGAATGCAAGACTGCAATTGAGTGGCAATTCGTATGCAGTTATCAAGTTTAATCTCAAAGGCGATCCTTACAATCTTATCCCGGTCGATTCCAGTTGTGTAACCGTAAAAGTTTACAATGGTGAGCCATTCTATATTATTAACGACCCCGACATGGGCGTTAAGGGAACCTTCTTCTATTGGGAGGTCATTCACTTTAAAATGCTTTCGCGTAATGGCATAACCGGAATGAGTCCTATTCAGGCAGCTCGCGAAGGTATCGGCCTGGGGTTGGCTGCCGAAAAATTCGGAGCTGATTTTTTCCAGAAGGGTGGAAATCTTAAAGGAGCTCTCGAAACTGACGGGCATATGGAAGATGCTCAGTTTAAAGCATGGAAAAAACGCTGGGAAACATTCTATGGTGGAGCTGTTGGCGACCATACTACTCCTATTTTGGAGTATGGAATGAAATATAAACCTATCGGAATTCCTCCGAACGATGCTCAATTCATCGAGACAAGGGTATTCCAGCTTCAGGATATCGCCCGTTTTTTCAATACGCCTCCCTCTCTCATCGGAGATCTCTCCAGGGCGACCTTCAGTAATGGAGAACAACAGGATATGCAATTCGCAAAATATTCCCTGCGCCCAATTCTCAAAGGTCAGGAATGTGAGTTCGAAAGTAAGCTGGTAAACCTCAAAGACGAAGGTACAATCAGTATAAAATACAATATGGATGGTCTTTTACGTGCCGATATGAAAACCCGTGCAGCTTATGAGCAAACTCTTGTTTCAACCGGCATTCTTACCCGTAACGAAGCTCGTGAAATAGAAAACAAAGAGCCTATTGAAGGTCTCGACACACCTCTCGATCCCGCTTTCCTTCAGGGAAAACAACCAGCATTATCAGTTAACCAGGATAATAATCAACAGAAATGACAAAAATTAAAAAAATAACATTCGGACAGGTGCGCGAGATCCCTACAAACGTCGAGGAATCCCGCATAATCCCGTTCGTTCTCAGTACTCCCACCCGCGATCGCCATCATACTATCCTTAACCAGGCAAACTGGAATCTCGATAATTACCGTAAAAACCCGGTAGTTGGTTATATGCATAACCTGTATGGCGATATGTGCAATCCTCCTAATCCTGATGATATAATTGCCCAGGATAAAGGCATAGGAGTTGAAGATATGTCTGGTTTATTAGCCCTGGTTGGTACTCCTCTATTCGAACCGGCATCTATAAACCTTCAGGCTGATAAGATTTTCCGTAAGATAATGTTTGGCACTCTCCGGGCTGCATCAGTCGGTTTTTTAGACTTCGGCAAGGGAGAATGGGGTGCTGGTCTTGAAGCTGAAGGAGCAGATAATGAAACTTTCCGTTTTGCCGGACAGGAACTTCTTGAATGGAGCGTGGTTAACATTCCCTCAAACCCCGATGGTACAAAACGTGCTAACGAAGCGATGCGTAATCAGACACATGCAGCGATTAGGTATGCCTTCCGGGAACTTGGCAAGAAGTTCCGCTTATCAGAAATCGAAAATTTACGTGTTCGCGATGTGCTCGACCTTCTCGATGGAAAGGATATTGAGATCCGCGAGACCGATCCCGATAAGGTCCGCAAGATGATTATGGAAGAAATGGCGCAGAAAGATGTTGCTGACATCATTGAAAAACAACAGATTGAATTCAAAAAAAGAGTTTTAGGCCTTTGAGGCATTTATTAATAATTAAAAATTTGAAAAATGAAAAGTAAGGACTTGCGCAAAAAGCAGGATGACCTTCTTAAGAAGCTTGAACCTTTAGCCAACAAGAAGGCCTCCGAGTTCACTGATGAAGAAAGAAAACAGTGGACCGATGATCATAAAGAACTTTGTGCTGTAAATGAGGAACTGCGTGTTACTCTTGAGCAGGAAGAAGTTCTGAAATCTAAAGCAGCCATCGAAGGCCGCGATCTCTCCGACCAGGATAAGAAAGATATCCGATCATATTCGTTCCGTAATGCAATTCTTGCCAAAGCTGAAGGGCGCGAGCTCGATGGAGTTGAATTGGAAATGCATCAGGAAGCAATTAAGGAAGCCACTGCCGAAGGTCGTTCAATTTCTGGCGTTGGAGTGCCTTATCTCTTGTTATCAAGCAAACCTATTTCACGTGCCAGTACCGGACAGAACATTGCAACGGCTGGTGATGGTGGCTATTTAAAACAAGAATCACCTCTATTGTTCCTTGCAGCACTTCGTAATAAAATGGTTTTATCGCAGCTAGGTGCAAAATTTATAACAGGATTAGTTGGTGATTTTCCTATAGTTACCGGAAGTTTATTTACTGCTTCCTGGCTTGCAGAAGATGCCGTTGACACAACTCAGAAAATAGCCTTCACTAAAGTTACCATGCAGCCCAAAAGAGTTCAGGCAACCGGAGCATTATCACTTAAGCTGTTAAAACAATCAACTCCCGATGTAGAGACTCTTATAACAGACGAACTCGTTGACAGTATCGCACAGGCATTACAAATAGCTGCTATTAATGGCGCCGGTACTGATGCTCCATTAGGTATTTTAGGAGTTACCGGCATTGGAGATGTTCCTGGTGGAACAGATGGCCTTGCTCCTGCGTGGAGTCATATAGTCACTCTTGAATCTAAAATACTTGCAGCCAATGCCGATGGTCCATCTATGGGTTATCTCACAAATGCGAAGGCTCGTGGAAAACTCAAACAGGTTGTTAAGGCTTCAAATACAGCCGAATTTATATGGGATAAGGATGGTATGAACGGATATAAGGCTCTTGTTACAAATGCCGTGCCAGGTACTCTTACTAAGGGTGGTTCTGGTGCCGTATGCTCCGCTATCCTGTTTGCCGATTGGAGTAAGCTATTTATAGGTCAATGGGGAGGACTCGATATTATTGTAGATCCTTATTCACTCAAAAAGAAAGCTGAAATAGAAATAACTGCATTATCATATTACGATATCTGTGCTACATATCCTGCAGCTTTTGCTGCCATGAAGGATGCACTCACTACATAAAAGTTTTTTC